TTCTCTGCAGTTATGCAAGTGCTTCTTTTTTCTTGAAAGATAACCACGTTGTTATGCTTGTTGCTTAAGTTCTTAGATTCCCTAATACTGTCAGCGAGTTCTTCATTGCTTTTGCTGGTTTGTGCGTGTAAAAACGCGCCTAAATCGTTTGTTGGTTTACTCATTGGTTTTTGGTTTTAAATTAATTCTTCTAATGCTAATTCTGACACGTCTATACTGTAAAGCTTTTCATATCTATTAATAAAGTCGTTCGCGTCGTTACCGTCACCGTCAAAATAGTTTATACTTTCTACTATTGATTGACTAGGTGTGTACATATCACCGTCGCAATATGAAATCTCAATGTCCGCTGTGAATCTTTTTGAGTTAGTGCCGAGTGTTATTAAAACTGTAGTTTGATTTGTCATGGCTTAAAATTAAAGAGTTATTTGTAAAATGTCTAAAGTAATGTTGTAAGGGAATCCGCTGAATCCGTCAGCTAAAGATGGCTTGAAATCTTCAGGGAAAACATCAGTACTCCATCGAATACCATTTTCACCGAATGAAATTAAAGCCAAATTTTCTTGATTCTCGTTGTTTATTGTAATAGTCGTCATATCGTTTGTTTTAGTGATAGAACAAATATAAGTATTAATTTCTTAATACCAATACAAAAACTAAGAAAATTTTAAAAAAATATTATTTAGAAAGAAAAAAGGGCTTACTTAGAATAGTAAACCCTTGATAATTAATTGAATAGATGAATGTCTATATTTGACATAAATTCTTTAACACTAAAGTTTGGACATGATTTACTTGATAACTCATTATGTCCTTTAACATCTGCGTCAGGATATTCAGTTTGCAAATTGATAATTAAGGCAGCTAAAGTTTTCTTTTGTTCTGCAGTAAAATTGTCTTCTGGCTTATCGTTATCACTACGGCCACCAACTAAACAGATACCAATACTATTTTTATTGTAACCCCTAGCATGTGCGCCTGGTACGTTTAAATTTCTTCCCGTTTCTATAGTTCCGAAGCGATTAATTATAAAATGATAACCGCAATCACTCCAACCTTTATCCATGTGCCAACGGGTTATTTCTTTTGCACCTACTAGCATCCGCTTATAAGTATCTGCGCAGTGAATAACTAATAAATCTATATGCCTATCTGTTTTTAAAATCATAGTACAGATTCTAACAATTCAATGAACACTTCTGAATCGATACTATTAGCAAGTAATAAGATACTAAGTAAGGCAATTATAACAACTTTAAATATCTTCTTATAAAGCAAGTTCTTTGCAGTTAATTCCATTCCTTTATTCACTACTTTACCACCTTTGTCAGACGTAAAGAATAACCCTAGTTTTGTAATCAGTTTCTTCATTTTGTTTTATTTAGTTTATTAATATTTTATTTTCTTAAATCTACCATTTAAAGTTTCAAAAGTTACCTGCATATCTCTAGGAAGCATATCAATTCCAAACGCCCACATTTCAAATATTGCTAATAATCTTCTTGTGTTGTTCTTATGGCTTGTTGTGCTAAAGATTGAATTTATTCTATATTCAAAAGCCTTAACAACGTCGTAACGGAATTTCTCAAATAACTCAATAACGTATTTTATATCTTCTTCGGGAATACCTTTTTCTCTCCACTCTTTTACAATAGCGTCAATGTATTTAACATGCATTTGTGTCTGCGCTTCGATAATATACATTTTAAATTGGTCTGAATCCATCTTTTCAATGTCATCTTTTAATATGTTGTTAAAGCTTTCAGAACAAACTTTAATCTTATACTTTACAAAGTCTTTACACATTTTGCTTTTAGAAATATCGTATTCACCATGCGTGTAAAACTTCATGAAAGAAACCTCTTTTTCTACCCTTGCGCAAGTGTTAAAAACATCGTGGTGTTCTAAAGATTTGATTGTTAATTTATTCTTTACACTTAAAAAGATATTCACCCATGTAGGAATGTTTTTCTTGAATATCCACATGAAGGACAAAATCAATATAACTAAAGAAGATATTAAACCGCTTTCTGAGTTCTCAGCTAAAACTTTTAAAATAGTTTCCATGATATTAATTTAAATAGATACCACCAAAGAAACTCTTTTTACTTGGCACTATATCGTCGTCGTTAATATTACCCTCTATATATTCAGGGAAAAGAACCTCATTAGCGCATAAGTACTTCGCAAGTCTGTCTGTATAATATTCAGCGTCATCCCTTATACTTTGTCTTAAAAAGTTAACTTCGTTTAGACTGCTAGCTTCGGAATTATCTGAGCTCTTTTTTACTACAGCCTTATTCGTTATTTTATAGTTAAAGTATAGAATACTAGAATAAGTAACCCATTCAACTAATGCGGGTTGGATATAATCCTCCAATAAAGTCACCATTCTAGCCGAAACAGTCCCACTTGTAACTTCAGCAATTAAGACATCGAATAAATTAGTACCTAAAGCTCTCTCGATATTTAAGTTTTGAGCTTTAATTATTTGCGGGTGTATTAGTTCGTCATCGACATTTAAGTTGACCACGCTATTTCTTTTGTAATAATCCGCAGTCATTAATAGTATTTTATTAGTTGGCATCTTCTTCGGTTTTTGGTTCGTTTTCTTCTTCTACGTCATCAAGGTTAAAAGTAATAGATTCGTTAAGTAATATTTCTCCTTCGATTCCGTTTAAATTCATTATTCTATTATATTGACTTTCCAATAAATATTGATATTGGTCAATTACATTATGTTGAAACATTGCTTCAGCTTCAATAACTTCGCTACTTGTTCCAAGCTTTCCAGCAGTTGCAACACCTACGACAGTGCTAGACGCTCTATGACCAATTATAATTTGTTCCTTAACTTGTTGCGCTAAATCTTTATATCTTTCGTCAGAATCATTCAAAGTTAGCGGTGTGATAATTGGGACTTGTGCCTCGTCTTCGCTTAGTGTTAGGATTATTTTAGAGCTGTTGGCACTTCCTGAATATTGTTCTTCTAACTTTCTTTGAAATTGTTTCATTTCTTCGTCAGAAGGCACACCAATCATATTAATCATCATTGACGGTGTAAAGCCGTTTTTAACACTGTTTAAGTGCCATGAAGCGATTTCCGTATCTAAAGCGATGTAAGTTGAACAAGCTTGGTAATCAGGCAAAGGATATACATCTTCACTTCCTGGTCTGTACATTGGAACATAAACCAACTGTGTAGCAACATCGTTGTATTTAGTCGAAAAACCTTGTACTATTTCAGGCTTATATTTCTCTTTTCTTTCTTGTGTCCAATCTGCAGAAATTTGGAAAAAGTCAATTCCTTCGGTTTGTCTTACAGCTACTTCTGAATCGTCTTCTAATTCTTTGACCTTACGAACCTTTGACCAGTCCATATATTGAACACGTGCGATACTCTTTTTATCCTTTGACCAAGTTACAAGAAAACAATAGCCACCGTATAATGCTAGGTCATACGCATTTTTATAAACTATTTCGTTAATTGTTTCGCTTCCATTAAAGTTATTTATAAAGTTCTTTTGTTCTGAAGTGGTAGCTTCAAACCCTAACCCCGCTGACATGTCAGACTTCTTCTTTAAAATTGCGCTATGAAGTGAAGAAGTGTTCATCATTTCCTTTAATATGTCAGGAAAATCGTTTTTCTTTCCATATAATATATAGTCCCGATTATTCAGCGTTTTAAATTCAGGCGCTTCAACTTCAACAGCTGGTGCTGAAACCATATTCACTTTAGTATTTTTGTTATTTGCTTTCATAGTGTTATTCGTATACTATATAATTATTTTCTTCATTATCATTATAAGACGTTGTAACGGGTTTTAAATCACCTTGTAGGTATAGTTTACCGTTTTCAACTATTCCACTAGCAGACGCAATGTCTAAGTTTGTAGGGTCTGACATTTGGTAAATATTATACTTATAATATCCGTTTAACTCTAAATTTATGATACTATCAAGTAAGTTTTCCGTTCCTGTTGTTACTTCAACTAAAAATTCGTTGTATCTGCAAGTATTATTTGAAATATCAGAACCCGTAAAAATCTTACTTTCTTTTGTGTCGTCACTTATCAATTCAAATAAGAAGTAAACAGGCGCGGAAAGTGTTACGTTTTCTGTAGCTGTGAACACCACTCTATTCGTTTGATTTTTTAATAATCTTATCATATTTATAATATATAATTTATTATTTATTGTTTTATTTGTATATTTACAGTATGGAAATTTGGAAAG